GAACCATTTTTCTTTGTTTCTGTCTGATTACTTTGTGATAATGTAACGTCTTCTTCTGTGTCGAATAATTTCATCTTTGATCTATTTATCCCAATTAAAAACTTCCTATTTGCGGCAGTGTCATTATACCGATTTTTAAGTTGTTTTACCATCACAACTCCAAGTTCGTCTAGATCCTCAGTAGCAATTAAAGCAAACATAAAGTCTGCGGTTGCTGGTAATCCAAAAGATTCCGAAGTATCTGTTAGATCAACATCCGTGCTTGAAAATCCCTGACGATTTGTTTGAGTGGCGGTGAACAACGGAACATCATATTCTACTGCTAAACCACGAAGCTCCTCCGCGATGGATTTTATAAGTGTGTACGAATTTATCTGCCCAGTATTTTTAAACCTAGAACTGGCACATATATTTAGGTAATCTATAAATATGATATCAGGTACAAATGATTTTTTTAACTTTAATTCTTCGATTAAATGACGAAAGTGATTCGCATTTGCAGTCGCCGTGGGATATTCCTTCACAATCAGTTTACCCTTGACTGTTGACTTGATCTTTTCGATCTTCTTATCATACATCATCTTGGGAAGTTGCTTTAGATCATCCAATGGAATATCCATAAGATTCGCATCGATTCTCTCAGCGATTCTTTCTTCAGCCATTTCACATGTAATGTATAGAACATTCTTTCCCTGTGTCAAACAATTTGCAGCATGATGACACATGAAAAGAGATTTACCAACACCTGTTCCTGCTAAACAAACATTTAGTGTTTTTGATGGAGTTCCACCACCCGTAATGGTATTAAAATATTCTAAGTCGAATGAGGTTCGACTTTCGACTCGGTGATAGAAGTCGTATCTTTCTTCTGAGTCTTCGAGATAGTCATGTCCGATGTGGGAATCGAAGCAGACTGAGAGGGCGTCTGAAAGGATGCTTGGGATTGCATTCTCTGTCTTTGTTGTTGATTTACCATCGATGATGTGGATCGATTCCATGATCGCATTGTACACCGCCTTATCTTTACAGAATTTTTCAGTAGTATCGTATAACCAATTAATTTCTTTTTCTTTTTTAGAATTTGCACACTCTTCAATTGTCGAACAAACTAATTTGAACGAGGCCTCACTTAAAGACCTATCTTCACTCAAGGCAATAATTAAAGATTCTTTTGAAGGTTGACTGTTGTATTTCCCTATGTATGATACAACATGCTTTAAAATTGTCTTTTCATTTTCGTCATGAAAATATGACCCATCAAGAAAAGGAAGTACCTTCCTCGTATACTCTTCATTATTCAACAGTTGAGAGAGTATTAGTCTCTCCACCGTCAAGTTCAACGTGCTCATCTGTTTGATCCTCACTATACTTAGTGTTAAGAAATTCCATTATAATATCACCGACTAAAGTTTTCAACACTTTAGTTTCTTTTTTGTTGTTGGGGTTCTGTAGAATTTCAAATTCATATTTGAACCTCATCTGATCTTGTCCTTCTATTGGTTCAAATCCAACTTTACCAATAAGAAAGACTATGCCATAAAACTTCTTTTCTAATATTTTAATAGCAAACCGATCCTTCTCATGAGGGATCAGTTGGTACTTCGGCTTCTTCGCTATGTGACCCATATTTAAATTCCTTTGAAACAGCTTCTTCGAGTTGTTTCATGATGTCTTCTGTAAAATATTTTTCTGGATTCTTATACACTGACTTCTCGAAAGCTTTTGTTCCATCAGGAAACTCAAGTCGAGTAGAAACCTTCTTGATAATCTCATACTTAACGGCAATGTCAACCAAACCATAATATGGATGTAGTCCAGTTTCATAGTTTAAGATAACATCTATCATTGAGTTCTCCTTAGTCAAACGAGACTTGAATAACTTACAATGAATAATGTTACCAATGACATCTGTACCTTCCTTTACCTTCTTCTTTGAAAGATAGACGATAGTGGAAGCGGCGTACTTGAGTCCAGAACCACCACCCATAGTCTTCATTGGAAACATAGAACCAACAACATCATAAGTGTGGTTCGTCATAACCAATGGAATACCTGCCTTGCCCAACTTCAAAGTCAGAACACGAAACGTGGCCTTGACTAGTTGAGCTCGGGTCATATCCCGTGTTTCCTTACCATCGGCAGTATCGGTCATTTCCTTACTGGTCGAAAGCATTCCCAACGAATCCAGAACAATCAGAACAGGTTTCTGATCTGGCTTTTTCTGTTCGAGATATTGGTCTACGATAGTGATAGCTTGATGTCGAAATTCCTCGACAGTACTGACAGGAAAGATAGCGATCCGGCCGGGGTCGATGCCCCGGTCGCGGATCATATCAGATGTAATTGCCTGTTCAGTATCAAAATAAAGGACCACTCCATCAGAACGGTCACGAAGAAAACGATGCACTAAAGAAAGTGCAAAGTAAGTTTTACCAGTGGCAGACTCACCTGCAAGTGCAGTGATCTTGTTGTCGGGAATACCCCCATACAAAGATCCACTTACGAGAGCATTGAAACTATAAGATCCAGTATCAACAAAACCAGTGATGTCACTTCCTTCAATCCCATTGTCTGCAATAACAGCATACTTATTTCCGGAATTCTTTACAATGTCACTGAGGTAACTCATAGTATCAAGAAGCTCCAATCACACCGGCAACTTCTCGAACTTCCTTGTTAGGAACGATGAGTTGAGGAGCATCGCTGTGAATTCTCTCATACTCAGAAGCAAGTTCCGAGTGAGCTTTAATTACCCAAGCAACAACCTTCTCTTCTAGAGTGATGGTATTGTCATAATCGGCGTAAGGCATCCACGGAGCCAAACCGATGTTGTTCTGACCAGTAGGTACGATCAGACATGGTAGAGTAAGAGTATGAGTATCACCCTTACTGGAGTATTCACAGATGAGTTCTTCACCTGACATTAGACGCACGATGCGTACATTTTTAATATTAATTTTTTTCTTTTCGGACATTATGTTCTCCTTTAAATGAACAATGATTCTAAACTTGAAACCTTCTCAGTCTTCCATCCTATCACATTTAGAATAGAAGTCAAGGGGTCAATGAAACTTTTCTGAAACTGTGTATCATAATCCACATATTTCCTATCGACCAGATCCAATGGGTATCTTGAGACGAACGATATAACATGATCACCTTTTGATCCGCAGATGGGATTCTGTTCCTTCAACATAACAAACTTAACCTTTTCACCCTCATTGATTAACTGATACTTTCGATCTAGTTTGTTTTTCTTGATGTAATGATTGTAAAGCAGTGCGCCCTTCACCGCGATCGGTGTACTCTTCTTGTAAATACTGGAAGAGTCGATATATTTAGTAAGATTACTAACGCTCCGGGGAAAGGCGATATCCTCAACATCAAGTTCCATGAATTCGCTTTTCCTTTTTTCGATGTAATCGATCAGGGTTGCTTCATCCTCATTCATAATCATACGAATCGATTCCTTCAACCAAGTTCTAACAATCTGAGGCGTAGAGGATCTGGTCGTTTCAATTCCCATGATCTTTCGCTTTGGTGGATCATAACGAACTCCTTCAGAATCGTGTACATTAAGCATGTACCTTTTCTTGGCCGTCCATATACCCACATCCGCAATCACTTCTCGTTCCATGACCATCTTATTATCATATGCGCCCATGATATCACACAGTTCTTCGTACTTCTCATCAATGAACGGTTGAATTATCTCGCTACATGACTTGTCAAGAAACTCCACAATTTCTCCATTAGACTTGCCATCACCAAGAAAATGATTAACAAGCCCACCAAGCCGTAAATACACAGAATCAGTATCCGATGCAACCACATAATCAACGTCCTTTGTCTTTAGTGTTTTGTTCAAAAACTCATTTAGATGATTGATGATCCAACGAATATTTAACTGGCCGGATAGGGTGATAGCTTCAGCCAGGATCACATCATAATAACGAAACCACTCATTACCAATAGCACCATAAGCAGAATTTAACTGAATCTTACGAACCTGCTGAAAGTTATGAAACTTAGCAATCTCATAATCTAATTTTATGTTGTTTGGATCTTTTTGTTTCTTTTTCTGGCACTCCAACATTTTTTGTTTGTACATCTTACGTTCTATGTACATCTTTTCCATCAGTGCAGGTAGAAACCCCTGTTTATCTTTGGAGTAACATGTTCCATTTGCAGCAACAGAATACCCCTTCGATTTAAACTCCTCGATTTTCGTGAAGCAATCCTTCCCGTAAAAATCATCGGGGCCCCTAAGAATATTATTAGGACCAATACCAAATCTAGAATCTTCCGGCATAGAAATCATGGTTTCAGGACTGATATTATATTGCATAATCAAATGCGGATACAGACTATTCAAGTCAAACGAAACTATCCAATCATGTCTACCAACAATTGGTTCCTTCACATAAGCACCAGCGTATTGTTCATTCTTACTCTGACCTTTTTTCTGCGGAATAACAATATTTCGTTCATTCAGATAATGATAAATGATCTGATCCCAAGTACGAACCTGAGAATAAACATCCATAAAGTTTACCTTAGCAGAATAAGCCAAAGCAACGGCAAGTTCCATCAACTTCAACTTGTCTTCAAGTCGTTTTATCAGAATGGTATCTTGGTAATTGTATTGAACAAACTTGTTAAAGTCTTTTCTATAAAACTCTGCGATGTTATCGAACTCCTCATATGAGATCTTCTTCTCACCGAGTTCGATGTTGGCAATGTGGTCTAGACGATATGATTCCTGACTTGTATAAGTAAAAGTCAAGTACAGTTCGTAGTAGTCGAGAGTTGCAATACCAAGAAGTTCGTAGGCCGTCTGTTCACGATTCATACGAACGACAGTTCGTTCCTTGATCACATTCCAAGGAGAAAGAGTCTTTGCAACCTTACTACCAAAAACTCGGAGGATTCGATTGTAAAGATACGGAATATCAAAGAATCGAATGTTCCAACCGCTGATAATATCAGGATAGTTTTGCATCCAAACATTCAAAAACTCTTGTAGAACATACTCTTCTTCGTGGTGACTATAACATACGGCATCTTCTGGTTGATCAAATTCGCCACGAGCAAAGACCCACTTCTTATCACCGATGATCAGTGTAATTGCAATCACTTCTTCTTCGGGATCGTCGATCTTCGGAAAGCCATTCTCACATGTAGTCTCAATGTCAATATACCCTACTCGAATATCACTGAACTTGTAGTCTACTTCACCGGGATGAATTTTACCGATAAACTGATAGATATAATCTGTGTTTCCATAGATTTCAAAACCAGTAACACCTGAATACTTTTGAATAAACTCACGACAATCATTCATGCTGCCGGGTTCAATTGATTCTACATTCTTACCTTCGAGAGTCTTCCATTTACTCTCTTTGTTTGAAGGAATGAATAGGGTAGGACTGAACTCCACTTCCTTACGAAAGGGAGTCCCATCATTCACCCCACGAACCAAGATTTTGTTTCCCCGGCGAGCCACGTTTGTGTAAAAAACATCAGACATTCTTATCAAGTTCTCGCTTTACTTTGTTCCAATGTGCAGTGGTTGCACTCTTCTTGTGTCCGTTTGGTCCACCATTATGAATTCTCGACATGTCTTCGTATCGAGGCATTCTTCCGAGTCTCTTCTCAGTGGCATACCTGTTCAGGTAGGCAATGACTACCCGTTCGGAATACTGGCGATCAAAACAATCTTCATATTTGCCGCCGATGGTCGGGTCGAATTCCAAAGCATCTTTCCAATAAATCTCCCAGATCTGATAAGGTCCAATTGCTTTTCCTCCATCACCAACCGCGTTATCATTTCCTCCACTTTCAACACTCCTGAGAGCCGACAGAAAACGAGAATCCGTCGGCGAAGGTTGGGATGTCTGTGTCTGAAACAAACTTGTCATTATCATTAAACAGCACAAGCTGCGGATCATCAGTGGATTCCTTATCCTTGAGGTACGCCGAGAGGAGTACCATGTAGTTGATTACATCTACTATTGTATCATTAAAACTCTCGTTGGCAACGTGCATCTTCCCACAATCTATAAAAGATGAGAGACGACTCATTTTGTCGGTGATCCGAGTAAGAAAGCCTTGTTCGGTAGTGCAGATGCCCATTGCTTCTACCCGAGTGAAATTGGCAAAAGGTTCATTACCATGATCCCCGGCATAGTCTCGGTTCTTTAGGCTCATCAGTTTTTTAGCTGTGTTACAAAGTTCATCATGGTATTGTAAAAGTTCGTCGCGTGTCATATTATACTCCTGTCGAACCAAATCCGCCTTTGCGGTTGGTCTTTTGTGTTTGTGGGGTTGCTTGTGTATAGGTGATGTGGTTAACAAGTCGGTTGTATTGTACAA